CCATGCGCTTGGCGAGCGTGAGCTGCGCGGCGTTCATCTTGTCCGCCGTGGTATCCACGGTGAGCAGCGCCGTCGCATAGACGCCGGACACCGCGTTGCTCTTGGACGCGCCGAACAGCACGCGATCGGCGTTGTTGACCAGCCACGTATTGCGCTGTGCCGCTGTGGCCGCCGCGTAGGACAACGACACGTTGCCATCCGCAGTGATCGAGCCGAGGGCCGTGATGATGTCTGTGCGGAGCTTGTTCGCCGCCCAGTTCTTCAGCACCGAGCGGCCGGCCTGCAGCAGATCGATGACGGATTTCTGCTCGTCCCAGTCGGATACCGCCACCGCGTGGCGTAGCACGCTCACGGTGACGTTCAGGCTACGGGCGTTAAGAATTTCCTCATTGCCCTCGAGCACCGTGTTGCCGGTAACGCCAGCGCCCACCAGGTTGCGGACGGTGGGAAACACGACGGTATCGCCGGGTTTGCGCGTGAGATCCGTCTGGAGCTGTATCATCGCGTCCATGCTCGTACCAAAGTACGGCGTGAACTGGTTTTCACGGAGATATTCGACCCAGAAGTCACTACTCCATTGGATCGGTGTCAGGCCCGGTCTTGCCGGGGTAGCAATCATGTCGGCCACAGCCGAGCACTCCTATGCTGATCTTTCTCCTTTCGATTTGATCGCGCCCGTTAAATGCTCGGCGGCAGCCACTGCGCCCTTTTTCGGTAGGCGGCACCTGGGTAGGCACGTGCGCCCGATTGACCCCGGCGGCGGGTAGGCACGTCAGAACCGGCGGAACTGGCCGTTCGCCGACCGGCGGTTCTGTACGGGGGCAAGCACCTCTTCGAGGCTTGGCTCGCCGGTCCATGTCGAGGCTGTGCGTCCAGCGACGCTGCGCGCGGTGGCGAGCGACGGCTGCATGCCGGCGGCGGGTGATACCGGTGGCGGGGGCGGCTTCGCTGCCGCCTCGGCCTCCCACTTCGCCCGCGCCTCGGCCTCGATGCGTGCGCGATACGCGGACGGGTCGTCACCGACCTCACGCAGATGCCGCAGCCGGTCCACCTCGCGCGTCATCCACGCATACGGATTGGTCTGCGAATACAACTTGCCGAACAGCGTCTGATCGCGCTGGGCGAGCTGCTTGAACTCGTTCACGTACTCGTTGAGCTTCTCGTCGCCGATCTTCTCGCGCAGCCGCTCCTCGGAGTTGTTCAGCCGCTCGTTGAGCAGCACCTGCTGCAGCCGCGCGGTGAAGCCGACGGGATCTTGCGCCGGGTCGATCGGCGCCAGCGGCGGCATCTGCTCGGGCTGTGACGCCTGCGCGCGGGCTTCCTCCTGCTGGCGGCGGATGGCTGTGAGTTCACCTTCCAGCCTGGCCGCACGCTCCTTCCAATCTTGCCTCTTCCGCCGCTCGTCCTCGTAGGCACGGCGCGGGATGACCGGCTCGCCGTCGAGCGCTTGCGGCGGCTCTGCGTCGTCCTCAGGGGGCTTGGGCTCTGGCTGGGTCTTTGCCTCGGCCTTGGGCTCCGGCGCCTCCTGGCGTGGCTCTGGGGCCTCGCGCGTGGCGGGTTCCGGGGTTGCCGCCTGCGTCTCGGACGCAAGGAAGCTGTCGAGTTGCTCGTTAGCCATAGTCGTGTCCTTGGATTAGGCCGGCTGTCCCGGCTGTGGGATCGGCGTCTGTGCGAGCCGATTGGTCGTCACCATCGTCTGGTGCGTGTTGGCGATCTCGCCCACGGTCTGGTGCGGGATCTGCGCCGCCTTCGCCGCGGTCAGCGCCGCCTGCGCCTGCGTGTTGCGGATGTCAGCGGCCTTCTTGTGCAAATCCACCAGGTGGTGCGCGAGCGCCATCTCCGACGTCATCTGCTCGGGATCGGACGGCTGCATGCCCTGCACGCCCGGCGGGTTGTCTGGCGCCACATTCGGCTGGCCATAAGGCGGCGCACTGAAGTCGGCATGAATGTCATGCACCTTGGACGCCGCGTTGACCTTACGCTCCTGCGCCAACGCGAAGTCGGAGGCGGCCTTAGCTTGTTTGCTTTGGATGTCAGCTTGTGCATGTTGCTGCGCAAGCTGGCCCGCTTGCTGCTGTACCTGCCCTTGCTGCTGCTGATGAGCCTGCATCCGCTGGAGCAGTTGTTCTTTGTCTTGCAGCCCAGAGGCAGCTATCAGAACATCCCCAGGAATAAGCCCAGGCTGCATACCAGCTAGTTGCACCAGTGTGGCAAATTGTTCTTGCTGTAGGCTCGGGATATCGATGCCTTCCTCGATCGTTATGTCCACGTCGAGGTCGGTAATGTCGTTCTCGATGCCGACCACCTGCTGCAACCGAGGATCGTCGGGCTGCAACTGCATGCGCTGCATCATCTGCATCCGCATCTGCTCGGGCATCGCCGCGAGGCGGTCCATCACCCGGATCGGGCGGTTGATTCCTACCCACGTCGTGCCGTTGAGCTCGTCGGTAAGCCGCACCCACTTGCCGCCGGACCAGTATTCCCGCGCGGCCATCCAGCAGCTTTCGTAAACCCGCCGTGACCAGTAGCGCAGCGCGTCGGCCAGCGGCTCGTTCTGCGCCGCACCACCCGCCTGCTGGGCCAGGATCGCCCGGCCGCTGAGTTCGCGCGGATCAGTGCCCGACATCGCCGCGTTCGGCCCCGATAGCTGCATTTCCGCTGTCGCATGTTGCAGCAACTGGAACTGCCCGGACGCCAGATCCGCGCTCTGCTCGATCTCGAACTTGAGCCCCGGCATTACCTCGATGTAGCCGTCCGGCTTGGCCACCTCGCGGCGGGCCTTGTCCACGTCCTGCACCGCGCCCTGCTCGGCCACCACCTGGCGCACCGACAGCAGGTGCAGCGCCTTGCTCCGCCGCTTGTTGATCTCGTCCTGCAGGCTGATCAATCCACGCACCATGCCGTAGCGCTGGTTCTCGCGGTTGATATACGCCGACTGCAACAGCAGGCTGCACGCGCTCTTACCCTTGCGATCCTTGAACCGACTGCGCTGCGGGTTGGCCAGAATGCCGTTCTTGGTGAACGTCGCCTGCCACCACGTACCGCGCTCGTCCCAATGGCACTGCACGACACGCACGCGGCGCCGCCGGTTGTCCGTCCAGAACGCGGTTTCCGGCCTGTCGTTGTAGTAGAAATCCGTGGACGAAAACGACGCCTCGATCACGTCGTCGCCCTCGGGATACAGGCCCTCAAGCTGGTCGCGGTCCATCCAAATGACCAAGCCCTTGTATCGGCAGTCGCTGAAATCCATCGAGCGGGAATGCGGATCGTAGAATATGCGATCCCACGGAACGTGCGTGATCGTGATATTGGCACCGCCCTGGCCATCGTCCTCGAGACCGAGTTCCGCGCCGCCCGCGCCCTCGATCAGCATGTTCTCGAACACGGCCGAGCGCACCAAACTGAACTCGTTGTCGTCGCTGATGAACCGCAGCGCCTGCGTAGCGGCCAGGGCGCGGTCGTCCTCGGCCGGCGTGCGCGCGAACGCCTTGGGATCGGTGCGTGCCTTGCGCTCCATGCCGCAGAGCAGCGAGACCTTGTCGTGGATCTTGTTGATGACGATGGCGGGCTGGCCGCGCTTCTTCAGTTCGTCCAGTTCGTCCTTCGTCCACTGGACGTGGTCGAAATACTCGCGGTCGCGCTGCGCCAGGCTGATCTCGTCCTGGCGCGCCATCTCTGATTCCTCGAACCACCTGACCAGCCGGCCGTGCAGATCGTCGAGATCGCGCGGATACTCATCGCCGCCGCTGGTGAGGTCAGCGACGGCCGGCGGCATGGACGGGCCACGCGGCTCATGGATATGGACGTGTAGCGCGGTGTCGCTCATTGCTGCAGTTGCTGGGTTCCGGCGTCAGCTATTCGGTCGGCCACGAGGGTGCATTCTGGAACGCCACCTCTAAGCTCTGCGGCGCGGCGGCCTTGACCGCGGCGTCCATCGCATCGCGGAACCAAGCGGCCACGAACGCCTGGCGGTCGGCGTCGGTGCGGACACCATCGGACTGCGCATAGGCGCCGAGAAACGCGGCGGCCCACTTGTCGGGATCGTGGCCAACGAGGCGGCTGAACCGCGCGCCGGAGAGGGTTTCGGTCAAGCGATCCTCCAGTTTGCGACATCGGACTGCCGGGCACGCTGGAACGCATGGTCCCAGCTGTCCCGCACGACCGGCTTGACAGTATCCCGCACGAACGGCCGCGACATGCATGCGTAGCGACACGAATCCGGCGCATGGTCCTCCATGTCGCTGTCCACATCCTCGGGCCGCGCATCGTCGTGCTGCAGCGCCGGCAGCGTGCGGATCAGATCGCGGGTGGTGCTGAACAGCAGCAGCATCGGCCGGCCGTCAGCGTCGCCCTCAAGCCGCGCACGCACCTGATCCCAGCCTCCCATGGCGCCCCGACCTGCAACCCGCTTATTGTCGGCCGGTCGGAATATCACGCCCTGCACGATCATGCGTTGTGCGATCGATGGCCCGCCGTCCTCGGCGAACATCGCCGGATCTGCCACACCAATAATCGGCCCGTCGTCTTCCTCGCGCAGCTTGATGCCGGCGGCGATGGCCTCAGCGGTGAGGCGCAGCCCGACGTTGGGCTCGCCTGGTTTCATGCCATACCACTCGCGGTAGCAGACAAGCGCACCGCGCGCGATATCATTGACGCTGCCGTCCGACACCGCCCACCAGTGGCAAGCAAACGGCCGCGCGCTGCCCCAATCGAACGAACGGAACTTCGCCCAGTGCTCGGGGATAGCGCGCGGTGCGATAACATGGCGCTCCATGCTGAACTCGGGAAAGAACGCGCCGCTGACAACTGACCAATCACCTTCGAGCCACGCACGCACCAGCTCGGGACTGCCGGACGAGCGCAGGCGCTGCACGTAGTCGCTGCCGAGATAGCGGTTATCGCCGACACGCGATGGGATGTAGATGCGCTCCAGGCCCTCGGCACTGCGTATTCTGCGCCAGCCCATCGGGGCCGGGTCGATGTAACGAGCGCGCACCCACTGGTGACCAGGCCCGCCAGGATTGCCGGTGAGACGAATGCCGGTCGGTACGCCAGCGCCGGAACGTAGCGTCGCCATCAGCTTCATGATCGGCACGGGCGACGGGAAATTTCCGGCTTCCTCGATGTATACACGAGTGTATGATGCGCCCTGATATTGCTCGGCGTCGGCGTCGCGTTCTAGGTAGGCGAACGTCAGGCGTGCGCCGTTCGGCATGACGACACGCATTGGGTTCTGGGTGAACGAGGCGCCGAGCTTGGCATAGATCAGCCGCGCGCGTTCGTATGTTTCCAGCAACTCGATGCGGGTGCGCCGAACCATGAGGCCGATAGCGTCGGCGCGGTATTCGTCGGCGTGGAGCGCCCACTCGCCGAGAACGGCATCGGTCTTGCCTCCGCCCCTGGCCCCACCGAAGAATATCTCGAAGATCGGGCAGCCGACGAACGCTGCCTGCGGGCCTGGTTGAGCTTCCCATACGGTTACGAGATCGGCGTCGTCAGGCACGCGGCCACCCCTTCATACGGTCGATTGCGGATGCATCACGACATTGCACGATGTTAGCGCCAGAAAATAACTGCATCGCAACGCCGTTTTGTCCTTGCAATTCTACATCAGCAACGCTATTTTCTCGTTATCGAAACCGGAGACAGACAGATGAACGACTTCAACACCAAGCGCGCTGAGACATTCACCAGACTAGCTCGCGAGTGCCGCGCCTACGCTGCACGTCAGGAAGCCAGGGCACCTGGTCGTATGGACCACATCACCAAGGCCCCGTTGGCCGCAGCCGAAGCGGCGGAGAGAGCCGCAGCGGCATACGCTGCCGGTGACAAAGAGGCGGCCATTGCCGCGCGTGACGAGTATATCGAGATTGCCGGCATCCTCGGCCGCAATGTGGGCGGCATCGTGTGATGAAAGCCTTCCGCATCTTCCGCAACCACTACCTCTGCGATGCCTGCCCGAACGAATGGAGCGACGAGGCAATGGTTGTAGCGCCGGCATATTGCCCGTGCTGCGATGCCCGCACCGAACCGTATGACAGCACCGCGCTGCTTGAGGATGTCACTGTGACAGAGGAGATTGAGTGATGAGCATTGTAGTCCACGAGGACAACACCGGCTTTGCGCCAAAGCATTGCCGGTTTACCGCTACCGAAGATGATACATATGAGGGCAGCACATCGATCGGCTACGGCGCGACTGAGAGCGAAGCGATCCTTGACCTGATCGAGATCATGTTTGACGAGTGCGAGATCACCGAGGACGAGGCACAGGAGTTGATGCGTATCCACGGCGTCCGGCGCGGCATGTGGCACTGGGCGAAACGCGCATGACCCATGCTGAGTTCACTGCTGCGCTCGATGTGCTGGGCTGGTCAAAGCGAGAGCTGGTCCGGCACATCAAGTGCGACACCAACCTTCCCCTCGCATGGGAACGCGGTGAGGTTGAGATCCCGCCGCGCATTGAAGCGTGGCTTACGCGGCTGATGTTGTTTCATATGAAACATCCGGCGCCGAAGAACTGGCGTCTGCCGTAGTTATTCCGTCGGTATCGGCGCATCGAGTAGGTTGGTTTCTTGCTGCGGCGCAGGCTCAACCTGTCCGTCGATGAGCTTGCTGGACATCTCGCGAGCGGCGTTTAGGTGCAGCAGCAGCACGCCACCGACTTCGCCAGTATGCGCAGTCACCGCGAGGTCTGGAATTGTCTTGCGAAGCAACCCGAGCGCAGCCCGGACCTGGTCCGATGACATACGCACGGAATCCGTTGTATCTAAAGCGAATGCGTTCAGACGGTTAACAAGCTGACTTGTCTGAATTTTGGAACGCGTCCGCGCGTCGTGCTCCGGACTAAGCCTGACAGCCATCGCGTCGTTCCAGGCTGGTAATTGGTATGGTGATTTCCCGCAACTGGCCGAAGAACATACAGCCAATCCGTGCTAGATCGCCGCTGATGCTGACGACAGCCCCGACCATGCCGCTAGCAGCCCCTTTGCTGACCACCACAGCCTCGCCTGTGGCGATTAGCGCATGCTCTGGAGGGGTAGTAGCGCGAACCGCTTCACCGGCCCGTAGCATACCTAGAACGTCCCCGCTGACATACTGTATCCCATTACCACCGAGCAGATTGGCGCGAATGCCAGGGCAGTAGCGGATTGGCCGCCAGAGATCGGGCGGCGAGTAGGGCACGAAGATGTATCCGGGGAACAGCGGGCGGCGAACGAAATGCCAGAGCGATGGTGTGACACGATCGCGTCGGCGAGCGGTGTAGCGCGGGACGAACGGATCATAGCCACGCTGTCGGAGGTTGGTTTCTGCCCATGTCTCGGCCTGGCTGTAGGTTGCGAGGACGGCGGCACGATGGCGAATGCACCCGGCCTGCTTTGGGCTGTCGGGTTCGAGGTCATCTAACCGGCTATGTGGTGCGGCGTCAAGCATCTCAGCGCAGCCTTGGCACACCGCCGAGACACGAGAGGACATCGATCACGAGGTAGATGATCGCGATGATCACTATCGCCGCGATCAAAATGTTTATGACCCGCATCACGAGGTCGCCGGAGACGCCGAGCCATCCGAGGACGTAGGGCAGCAGCAGTCTCAGGATTGCGACGACGGCGCAGATGACGACGATCCACACCAGCAGCAGCAGGATCGCGGTGACCGAGAAGCACATCAGGCGGTCTCCTCGCGGACGATGGTGGGTCGGAAGCGACGGCGA